CTTGTGCAGTTTAAAACTTTGCATGCCAATCCCTCCAATATATTTGCTTGCAGCCACGTCGTAAAGTTTGTTCACGTCCAGGTCTGCCCAATTAAGTGCGCCGCTGCTGTCCCATCCGTAAAGCATATCGAGTATCCTGTCCATAATCGTCTTCGACTCTCGCACGCCAGGCTCGGGCCATTTGCCCGTATCGCGCCTCTGAATGAGAATTGGAATGATTTTTGCCTTCACTTCATCGTCGCTCATACCCTCAACTCCACCGGCAGCTTCTCCCGCAATTGCTTGAGCTGGAAATTCTTTTCGGTCTCGTTTATCTTTCCGCTTGCCCTGTCAGCCATGACGCGCTTCACTTCCATGTCGTACTGCGCCTTGTTCGCAAAGCTCCCGTCCTTGAGCATCTCCGAAATCGTCGGCGCAAGCAGACCGTTCTTGTAACCTATCGGGATGCCTGCATCAGCCAACGCAGTTGCCACATGCTTGCAGAAGCCGTATTTGTCCACGTAATCGTAGAGGAACGCGGGACAATCGCACATGATTTTCCCGTTCTTGTAGATGGTCACGGTCCAGTGCCCCTTGCCCGTCGCGCTCGGCACTCGGATGCGCTTTCCGTCGGGGAATTCATCGGCAAGTTTCTTGGTGAGCCAGGACGGGCCTTCGGTTGGCGCACTCAGTTCCTTGCACACGCATTCCTGCAGCCGAGCAACGTGTTTCGCGGTAATGACGATATTGCCAAAACGAAGAGCTTCCTGATTGCCGATTTTCTCGGTGCCGTATTTCACTACATAGTTATTGTAGCCCGCATAAGTAGCCGCAAGCTCACGCGTACTGCCATGAGCTACGATATTGTGCTCTTCATCGAAAGCAACCCACTCCCCATTGTAGGGAACTACCGTCGCCATCTTAGGCACATTCTTTGGATTTATGGCTAGTGGGTGAGCCCAAGTAGGGTCATTCATGCTATTCCCTTGAACGCTCGATATTTTTAAATTCGATTTACTTGAGGGCATCGCGTCCCAAAGGGAACTTTCCGGTCGAGCGGTACAATTCCACCCAATTTACCGGGCTCCATGGCCGCCTATCTTTCGCTGACTCGATGTAGCCATCTCGCTTCATGTTCTTGAGATGGTGTATTGCGGAGTTCTTGGAGATGTCGAGAGCCTCGCAAATCTCTTTGCGCGACTTCCAATCATCCAGAAGTGCCACTATTTTCTTTACTTCCGCCATCGGTGACCACCTCGGTGGGCTTGAGCAAGATATTCTTCGCGCGCTGGTAGGCACTTTCCCAATCCTTGCGTGATTTCTGCCAAGTGCCAAGCTCTTCCATCATCGCCTCTATCTCGGCACCGCGTTGTGCAATTCTCTTGTCGAATGCCTCTACCATGCTCACTAATCGCTGCGCCGAGTAAGACTCGACTACATGCCTCGTCGCAATGAACTCCTCGCCTACTTGCGATACGCCGAGCCTGTTTTCGATTATCTCGTCGATTTTCTTGGCTGCCGGTTTAGTTTCCACTTTTTCGTTTCCCATATTATCCCCTCATTTCAAGAGGCTCTCTTTGAGCCTCATGACCAATCCTTCGTAATTCTTCATGCCTTCGCAGGACGTCAGGAACAGCTTGGTTTCAAATTTGGCGTATTCCACATAGTCCTGCTTCTTCGAGCTGCCCATTTTAGTCGGCTCCACGCACAATTCCGTTTGAGATACGAGCGCCTTTGCAAGCTGCTCGGCATTTCCCATGATTGTCTTGTTTGCCTCTTTCTCATTTTTCTCATTGGCTTTCCTGTCAGCGTAGCCTTCCTTGATGTGCGCAGACTTCCGCACGAAATTCGCACAGAGATTTTCCACGACCTTCTTGTAATTCGGGTTCAGGTCGCTGAGGCTGTCTGCCATGGGCGCGCGTACCGATTTCGATATCCGTGGCAGCTCCAGCTCGGGGCGTGCATCCTTCGTGCCTATCGGCGGAATCGTGTTGCTGCCAACCGGTGTAGTCGAGGTCGCGGATGCCTTGGCAATCTGCCCAACCCTCATGTCGAGCTGCCACTTATATATGTCGCCGCCCTCCGTAGACTGCTTGCCCATCGCCTTGCGATATTCATTGAAAGATACCGTACCGCGTTCCCAGCCCGCGCCGTCCTGCTCGATTTTCTGCTCGGTGGAATCCATCGACACTTCGCCGAACTTGAAAGTCGCGTCGCGCGAGAGCCACGGATACGCCTTGAAATAATCCTGCAGGATGTTCCTGTTGAGGACATTTATCATGACCTTGCGCATCTCCTCAATCCGCAATCCGAAGGGAACTTTGATTTCCGCGCTCGTCGCCCTGTTCGTGTCCGTCGCAAAGCCCACCAGGTATGCGGGCGCCAACCCGCTGATGGTCGACTTCCACACGTACTGCAGTGCCGGATCCAAATTCACGTCCTGGCCCGCGAAGCTCATGTCCTGAATATTGACGGGCTTGTTCACCGCCATGTTATCCCCGCGCTCAGTGTCCTGCATCTGCGCCTGCAGCTCCACGAGCTCTTCAGGCGAGACGTTGTCATCCTTCGCTCCGAAGCTCACTATCTTGCGCGGCACCGCCTTGTATTTGGCGATGACCGCAAACGCCATCTTGATTTGCCTGAGAATAGTCGCATCCTCAAGCGCGCTCGCCAGGAAGGACCTGCCATAAATCGGCATCCTGCTCCAACCCATTTGCCCAAGCACAATGTTCTTCTTGGGTATCGGCACGCCGAAAATTCTTCGTATGCCAATGTTCCTGTAACCCAAGTAGCTGTACTGGAAATATTCGGCGTTCGGAATGCCGGATGTCGGCGTGACTTCGTAGAAGCAGTATTTCTTCTCATCATACATGCGCCCGAACTCGTCGATGTTCTTGAAAATCCTTGAAGTGTCATTCACGTTCCTGAACCGCGTAATGCAGTTGCGCTCATCGCGGTCCACGTCCATCGCCATGTTGCCCGTGATAAGCCCGGTCTGCACAAAATTTCCAATCTCATTGTCGAGCCAATCAACACGCTGGTCAATCCACTTCTCGAAGAAGGTTTGCGTCTTGCTGTCCTTCGACTCTATTGCAATCTCATTGCCCATGATAAATTGTTTCATCTGCGTGATGCCGGAATTCACAATCGGTTCCGTTTCAAACAGGCGCACGCAATCGGCCATTTCTTCGTGAGGTGTAAGCAGCTTCTTGCCAAACACATCGACGCCGAACCTGAGCATCGATGTCGGTACAAATCTCTCCCGGTAATTATACACTTCGTTTAGCTTCATCATGCTTTCCACCTCGCTTCTTTCCCGCGTTGTGCAGTATTTTCGATGTCAGTATTATGTTCTCCGCGTGCTCGCTGCACTCCTTCGCAAGCTCTGTCTTGAACTTGCGCTCGTTCGCATCGAACAAACCTCGCCAGAATGTCTTGTTCTTTTTCGAGCATCTTTGCAGGCGGTCATTGATGAACTCACTGGTCCGTATGAACCGCTCTGTTGCCCGATAGGTCATTTCATCGCCTCGTATTCGTTTTCATTCTTGCGCCTAAACCCGCAGCTGCAGATGTCCACGTTCCCTGAAATGTGCATTGGTTGCCCCGCCTTCATCGGGGAAACCTCGGCAAGCAGAGTGCCGCCAGGCTTCAGCATCTTGTGGATTTTCCTCACGTAGTCGAGCGGATTCTTCATGTGCTCCAATACATCCATGCAGAAAATAACATCATAAAAATTCTCGGGCCAGTGGAACTCGCCACCCACGAAAACCTGCGTCTTGTAGTCGTGCTTCGCTATGCGCCACTTCATGTAATCGGATGTCGCGGCATTTATGTCGTAGCCGTGTACCGTCGCGCCAGGACATGCTTTTTCCATGGCAAAGCAGAGGTCGCCTATTCCGCACCCGAAATCAAGAACAGCCTTTGGCTCCTTCCACTTGGCCTGTTCAATGGCGGCATTTTTCGTCCTGCAGGTGCCACCGCCCCAGAACCACGTCAGGTCATAAAGATATTCAGGGCAATTCTTGTAGAAAGCATCCACCTGTTCCTCTGTGGGTGTGGTGTCGCCAAACGTGGCTTTCCATTTTCCTGCGACAAGGTCGCTCGCAATCGAGCACGTGGCATATATCTGGGCAATCGATTGCCCTGTGAATTCGCTCAAATCCGCCACCATTTTCAGCCGGTCTTCCTGGTATTTTCTCATGTGCCACGGAGTCACTTCATCGTGGTAGTCTGCAAGGAAATCAGGATAGCACCACATCTTGTAGCCGTTCTCATTCACTGCACGGCAGAAAAAGAAATCCTCGCCTTCCATGCCTCCATTCGACTTCTTGACAAATTGAAAAGGCATGTGGTCATACAGGTAATAAAGAGTCCTTAGCAACCCAGTTTTCATGAGCACCATGCCGAAACCGCAGCGCCCAATCTCGAACGGCTTGTCCGGATAGGTCACGAACTCTGTGCGTCCCTCTCCATCATGCAGGAACACTGCCGGTGCAAATGGCGGGTATCTTATTGGGTATATGCCGCTGGCAAAATCCACATCATCCTTTATCACGGTATCAAAAAAGTGCTCGAACTTTTCCTGGGAAAACGCAACGTCCGCATCAATCCAGAACACGTAGTCCGACTCCCAATCGGTCACTTCCTTTGACAATTGGTTTCTGGAGGCGTCGTGCTGCGCAGTCGCATTGAAGAACACGCGAACATCGTGATTTCTTTCCTTCAATGCCTTCTGCACGCCAAGCAGGGATATGACCATGCGGGTGTGCATCAATTTCAATACCGGGATAGCTATTGCCACTTTCATTTGTCCACCTTTTTTTGGGCAGTGAGCATTGCGTCCTTCACAAGCTCAAGTCCCATTTCAGCAATCCTGTCGTTCCTGTACTTTTCGAAGTGCCAGAAGGTTATTCCATCGTGCCCAAGTTTCAGGCTCGGGTACGCCCAAATGGAAAAGCCATACTGCTTCGCGCGCAGGCAGAAGTAGAAATCTTCTCCCATGATGCCCGTGAAGTTGAACAGGTTTCCACTGAGCTTGTCATACATGGTATCCATCGCTTTCGCGGACACGACCACGCATCCAAAGCCGCACCTGTCGACTTCAAAGACCTCATCGGGCCAGGAGAGTACCTCGTTCATAGAATTCCCTTCCTGCTTGAAGATGGTGGCGCCATAGTCTGGGAACCTGCGCTTGAAGTAGATGCCTGTCGCAATGTCGCGCTTGTCCTCTATCGCCTGCTTCACGAAATCAGCGACCTCAGCCGGCACGAACTGCATGTCGTCGTCAAGCCATAGGTAATAGTCCGGAGTCGATGCCCGTGCAGTCTTCGCCAGATTATTGCGTGACTCGTAGAACGGGGTGTTGTCGAAGTAGAAAACCGGCTCGAAGCCACGCGTCCTCAAATGGGCGGGAAGCCCAAGCAATCCGATGGCGAACCTTGATAGCATTCTCTCCCGGATGGGAATGCAAATAGCTAATTTCAAAGTCATCATATCACACCAAGAAATACCAATGCAACCGCAGTCGCCACGATTATTCCTGCCGCGATTATGAGCAATGCTGTGGCAGCTACAATCACAATCGATGCTTTCTTCAGGAAAAGCTCGCTCCCGTCTTTTTCACAAATGTCGGTTTTTGCCATACAATCAACCCCTCTTGCTCTTATGCCACTCGCCAAATAAGTCTGTCAGAACGTAGTATGCGGAGCCCGAGCCCAAGAATGCTCCGAGGGAAATCGGGAATCCAATCATGTGCAGCGCCAGCATCACCATGATGCCATACAACGAAAATTCAAAAACAAAAAGCAGAACGCGCCCAACGGTTATCCGGTTCATTTCCCAGCGCGTGCGCAAGTTTTGAAAGAACGTGCGCACCTGCATTGGCATGGCATTTACCAGCCGCACCGTAAAAATCAGGCGTGATTTCTCTTCGATTTTCTTAGTCTTTGAACTAGCCATCGAACTCACCCAAACGCGCAACAGCATTATTGCGCTCACAATTCTTAATTGTAGCGGTTTTCGTCGTCATTCTTTCACCTCAACCAATTGCGCTATTATCTGCTCAGACGGATTTGACAGCATCGCCAGGTCGTTGGGATTTGATGTTAGCATCAGACCGCCCTCGATTTTCAGCAACTCAATCATGAAAGTGCGAAGGAGATCGGAGCCCGCAACTCCCATGCTTATTCCAAGCGAGCAGGTTTCGATGAGCTGCTCTTTCTGGGCCTTGGTGTACTCCAGGAATATTTGCTTCATGCGGTCACCCTTTTCGTTCGGCTGCATCGAGGCATCCCTGAACGAAGCGCGAGAGATTAAGCGAAGTGCGTGCTATGAACGACTGATTTTTCTTGGTGACAGAAATTGACTTGCGGACATACATGCCTCTATTAAGTTGCATAACTTATATAAGACTATGCTTTGCGCGGGCACACAAAGGCAATCTGTTGCAAAAAGTGGAACAAGACAGGGAAATGAAAAATGATACCCCCCACTATATTCATACGTTCATATCTCATTAATCAATTATATAATTAAATAATATATTAAAAAACCTTAGGAGGGTATGAGATTTTGTGTTCTACGACGTAAAACGAGATTTTCACCACGTCGTTGAACGCCCTCAAAATCAGTCATTTTGGGTTTATCATATCGGTATGCGCGCACACGAAGTCGGGTTATCATGATGATGTGGCAGGCGGCTTGCAATGAATATGTTCATCCATTGAACGGATTCACCCAACCTTCGTGAAGTTCTTGAGCGCATACCCAAGAGTCCCGGGTTTCTGCGGCACGCTTACAACTCCCTTGCCGGTAATCAGAGGATGATGCGCCTGCAGCAGCCTGGTCAGGGCCAACGTAGTCGCATCGAGCATGTCGTCCGCCACACCGTTTGGGAATGATGACCATTCGGCATAAAATCCCGGGTTGCACGTCGCAAGCACTTTCACCTTGCCGGTCCTGAAAAAGGGTGCCACATTATTGAAACGCTCGATCTTGTCGGCAGGCACTCTCACGGGGAACAATTGCAGATTGGCATTCTTCAACTGCGCGTGGTGCGCCTCCTCGCGCACGAACAAATTGGCGGCAGGATACTTCACCGCCACCTGCTTTATCCTTTCAATCTGCTCGGGAAACGAGAGTCGCTCAGAGTATGCATCAATCAGGCACCACGTTCCATCCAAACCTTCCGACAGATGAGCGACTGCGAATGCCTCATCCTTCTCTTTCAATGATACGTCAAATCCGAAGTGATGCCTCTTCGCGGCGGGCTGTGCCACCACGGTCTGCGCCCAATCGCGCTCAAACAGGTTTGACCGAACCCCTGGATGTGTCGCAAGCATGAGGGCGAATGCTATATCCGAGTGCCCTGTCTCATCGGTGCGCGCGGCCTCGAAGGTCACAGTTGTCCCGTATTGGCGTCTCTCAATCAAATTCAGCGCCCGAATGAGTTCGTAATCCTGCGGCAGTACAATCGGATTCTCGCTGGATTCCAAACGCATCCTCAGATTGATGAACCCGTCGAGCTTGATTTTGTTGGTGATGCCGACTCCGACCACGACTGCGGAGGCAAGCGCCTGTAATTCCTCGGTGAGCTGCAGCCCAATCCCGTTCTGGTCAATGCGCATGATGGAGGCACAGGGCAGGAGCTTTTTCAAGAACTCGCGCTGGTCCGCAAAAGACATGCTCTTGATTGTGTGGCTGTAGCGCACCCGGCCTTGTTCATCCACTCCTATGATGGCGGTCTTGTCGCGCAGTCGCCCGATGTCGACTCCGAACATGAGGCGCATCCCTTTTGGTATCTGCTCGGGAAAGTTCCACACCGCGATTGATTTGTCTATACGCGGGTTGAGCAGTGAGAGCGGGAAGTAGGACATCGCGGTGCCGATGAACTCGTTCTCATACTCCTGCCGCCAGGACAGCTCATCCATTGTGCGCCGCAGGTCGGTGATGATTGAAGGCGTGAAAAACGGGCAGTCCTTGTAGTTGATAAGGTGCTTGCGGAATCCCATGTCCGTAGAGCGCCACAAATCGGCATAGTGGTTGCCCTCACCATTCGGAGTCGAAATCACGACTATCGAACCTCCGCGCGATGCCATGGGATAAACGGCATTCCATATTTCAATCGGGTTTTCAAAGTGGGCATACTCGTCGAAAATAATAAGCCCGCCCGTTGGGATTGACAGTCCTCTGACCGTCTCGGGCGAGTTCGGCAACGAATGAAAGTAACCTCCCGACTTGAAGGACATATATCCCCGGCTTTCGCTATCAAGGAAATCCGAACCAAGGAAGGGGCGCAACGCCTCCCAATATGTCTTGGCGTAGTCCGCGAAGTGGTTGGACTGACGTTCCGAGGGAGAGAATATGAGATTGGGTCTGCCTTGAATGGCATTCATGCAGACCTTGTAGGCAAAGATATCGCTGATACCGATTTGCCTCGACTTGTTTATGATTATCTTTTTCGATTGGTCCTCATATACATCTCGCTGGAACTCATACATTGGGCTCTTTTTTGTCAGCCGAAACAGGTCCTTTGACAGATCCTTCATCTTTATACACATCCACCGAGTCGAGGTAAATCTTGTCGCCAGGCTTCTTGTTTTCAGGCACGATTATGTACTTCACCGATGTCGGCTTGTCCTTCAGGATGTCTTCAGTCGCATCGGACAATTCGAACATCGTCTCAAGCTCGGTCATCGGCATATTGAGGATGCTGGACAATTGCGTGAGGTCGAGCGTCGTATTCAGGTCTTTGAGCAGGTCGGTCAGCTTGAACGGGTCATCGGCTCCCTTGATGCGGTTGAGATTGATGGTCGTGATTTTCGCCTGCTCATCGTCCATCTCGACTACAACGCACTTAAGCTTGGTCATGCCCATATCGACTGCTGCTTTCATGCGGTGCTCGCCATCGATGACTTCATAGAACAATCCGCCGGGTGTCTGCTTCGGGCGCACCACAATCGGCTGCAGGTATCCGACGCGCGAATATTCCTGCTTCAAGTGGTCCAATGTCGACTGCGGCATCACATTCGGGTTCCAGGGATTGACATGAATGATGTCGACCGGAATTTCCTTGATTTCCATATCCTTTACCATTATATCCCCTCCAACTGTTCCGCCAGGCGCCTCCATTGGATGAGCGACCAGCGTTTTATTTTCTTTGCAGGATAACCTTTCTTGAATTTGATTTTCGTTCCGTCCTTCATAGTCGAACTCAATTTGCCTTTTGCATATATCATGAACGCGCCGAACATCGAGGCATTGATGACCCACGTAGTCGAGTCTACCGTATCGAATGGCACGCTGCGCATCAGTTCCATCCGTGTGCAGGCAAACCCATGCACCTTCACGCCCTTCTCATGCGCCATGTCTGCCATCACGCGCTTCTTAAGGATTGACGACTCATCGGTTGCCGCGGAGAAGCCAACGTGTTTGTATTTGCCGAGCATGTACTTATAGTCATCCATCGTGCGCGTCGAGTGCCACACCGATATGGGCTGGCGCCCGATTTTCGCGGTCAGCTGGTCGTTCCATGCATCAATCTCTTTCCATGACACCAGGCCGGGCGTGGGAACGGAGCTTGTCCAGAAGTCCACGTCCACATCGAGCTCGACATACTCATCGTAGCAATCCTTGTTTGCAATAAGCCAGTTGAAATACCTGAACGCGAATGCCATGAGTTTCGTGCGGTCCATGCCACCCTTGAAAAACAATGTGAAAGCGCCCGAGTCTATCATTACCTCCGCCCCTTGTGCGCGCAGTTTGCGAAGGAGTGCCATGATTACCTTTGGCGACTTCTCCAGGTAAATGTAGGATATGAGCACGTGTGTGGTCTTCGCGGCAATCATGTCCTGCAGATTGCCCCGCCCCGTTGCCACAAGAAACAATTTCATACCGACACCCTTTCCACTGACATTACCACTTCATCCGATATGTCGGTTTCGGCTAAATGCACCGTCACGTTTGCCCCGACTCCAAGAACGTTCTTTATGTCCTCCTCGATTTGGCATGCAAGCGCCTCGTGGGTTATCTCCACGCGCGCAAACGCCTTCAGGTATTGCAACAGTGAGCCAACCTCAATCAGCTTTCCTCGTGGAGAATACGTTATCTTGACATGGGAGAGGTCTATGTTCTTCGTGAAGGGGCAGATGAACAGCAGTCGAAAATATTTGAGCGTCACTGTTCCGCCATACATTGTGCTCTCGAATGTTTCCATCATAGCAATCCCCTCTCCTTCAACTTCAATCTCTCGCTCATCGGTATCTCGCATCCGGTGTCCTCGACTATATCTGATATCGTGCCCTTCTTGAAACGATAGACCGGCTCGGTGTCCAGCTTGAACTCCACTTTCCAGCGCGAATACGTGGGCATGAAGAGGATGCGCTTTTTCTTCGCGCGTATTGCCATTTCGATTTCCTGCTTGAACACGAGCTTGCCAAGGTTGTTTATGCCAGGCCGCCTTCCCCACACGTTGCACTCGTAGACATTCGGGTATTCGGTGTAGAGCGAAATCGACTGCAATTCCCCGCCCAAATAAAGCCCGTAGAACAACGTATTCTCGTGCCGCACGTAGTTGTCGTAGATCCAACCGTAGCCTTGGTTAAAATCCGAATGGGTGCCGAACGACTCTGTGTTCCAGGCTTTCATCTGCGTGTATGCTGCATCCCTGTCGGGCATCACGATGTATTCCACGTCTGCAAACTTCGCAAGGTCATGTCGCCAATTCTTGCGCTGCTTGGGTGTGAAACGTGCCGCGTAGTCGTCGAATGTAGTCAGCTTCGATGTGTCCACGAAGAAGTTCGGGCACATCCCGTCTATGCAACCTTCGAATGGCACGTCAATGAAGTCAATGTAGACATTCGCGGGCACTTCCGGGTTGTTCAGCAAGAAGTCCATTGTGAAGGTCATGCGGTTCCGCTCTGCGCACATGCCTCCCACAATCGCATAAAAATCATTCTCGGGCTCGTATTGAAGCGGCAGGAAGTTCGTCTTGCCATCGTAGATGAACAGTGCCGTGCCCTCCATCGCCTGCATGAAGCTGATGCGTTGGTCGAAACTGTCTGCCGACTGCTCAAGTGTGGGATAGAACTTCTTCCACACTTCGCGTGCCTCATCGATGGTCAAAATCATTTCATGCCTCCCGTTCCATATTCTCGCGCAGCAATCGTTGCGAAAGCGCCCGCCTGTCCTGCAATGAAAGCCGCGATGCCAGCTTGATTACCGTTTCATAGTCGGTTCCGTATGCAGTCGGGTCAAAACCTTCAAGCGCCTCTTGCCTCTCCACGCACGTTCCGCATTTGCCGCAGTGCTTCTCTCCGCCCTTGTAGCAGGACCAGGTGTTTGCAAAATCGACCTTCAACTCTTTTCCCAAGATTGCGATGTCGCGCTTGCGCATCTTTGCAAACGGTGCGAGGATTTCGACTCCTGTGTATGTCCCGAGCATCGATGCCTTGCAGAGCGCACCAAGGAACTCGGGCCTGCAGTCAGGGTAAATCGCATGGTCGCCGGCATGCGCGCCAATGTAGACTTCCTTGATGCCCTCATTTTCTGCATATGCGATTGCCAAGGACAGCATGACCATGTTGCGGTTGGGCACCACAGTCGATTTCATGTTCTCGGCTTCATAATGCCCTTCGGGTACGGGCGTATCCGATGTGAGGCTCGACTGCGTTGCAATATCCTTCAGCACCGTGAGGTCGATTATCTTGAAGTATGAGCATGTCTTGGCAGCCCAAAATTGCGCGAACCCAAGCTCCTTCGTGTGCTTCTGCCCGTAATTGAAAGATAGGGCATGCACCGAATAGTCCTTCGATTTCAGGTAGTGCAGCAGAGTCACCGAATCCATGCCGCCGCTGAGTATGAGCACCGCGCGTTTCGGCACATCCTCGCCCAATACGGATTTCACAAGACTGTCCATAGTACCACCTACTTCACTTCCTCATCAGCTTCAGGAACTCGTTTCGCGCCTCGGCTTCGTTTGCAAATATCCCGCGCACCTCGCTTGTGGTGAAGTCGCCATTGTCGCCCTGCAGCTCGGCGCACTGATGCCGCGCATTGACGACCACGATTACACCTTGCGGCTTGATGTTCTTGTCAAGCCAGTCCGCCACCTGCGAAGTCATGCGCTCCTGCACCTGCAGTTGTGCGGCGAAGTATTTCACGACCTTATCAATCTTGTTCATGCCCATCATCTTCTTGCCCGGGATGATGCCCACCCATGCTTCCCCTGTGAATGGCACAAGGTGATGTTCGCAGAATGAGTTGAATGTGGACCGCCTGATAATCATGCCCTCGCTTGTGTTCTTGAAACGGTGATGGGTATCACATTGGGCGAGAGCATCGTGTTGCGCTCATGCTCATTCATGACCCGCAATTGCTTCGAGTAGGCATAGAAGAGATTGGAATAGAGGCGTGCCACGCGCGTCGGGGTGTACTTGATGCCCTCGCGGTCGGTCTGCTCCCCGATTTCCTCCAATATGATTTTGACTGCATTCTCAATCCTTGCCTTGTGCATAGTATCACTCCTTCCCTGCCGTTATCATCTTGAATGTGGCAATAAATTTCGGCACAACACCGCCTTCGGGAACCTCATCATAAGAGGAACTTTCCACATCAATAGAAATCTGGCGATGGTCATTATCAAAATACAAGCCTAAGACTTTTGCATCTGCAGGCAGTCCATCAATGCATTCTATCATTCTTCCAGTAATCATATGATGGATGAGAAACTGGTAGGACATTTCAAGGCGTTTTATTTTCATCACTCATCACCCTCGTAGCATTTTTCGTGGAAGAACTTCCTGTCGCGGTAGAGCGAGGTCGCCGGGCCGGTGCAAGGCGCATCGCACATATCGCACACCGGGACTTCGTTGCTTGCGTGTGATTGTTCGAAGTCGTGCCAGGCGCGAAGAGTGGCGATGTCCATGTTGCCTTCCTGGGCCACCTTTTCGAGCACATTCTGTTCCTGCATGAGATTGCCGGATGCCTCCTGCGGATTTTCACCGCCCGATACAGGCTCTTTGCCGACGGTTTTAGAACTCTTCATAGCCTTAGCATCTTTCGGTTTGTCCTCCATCTTCTGCCCTGCCTTGAGCCATGCCTTGACTGCAAGTTTGTCCTTTGGATTGGGATGCCCGTGCGTCTTCACCCAATAGTACCACGCGGAGGCTTTCGCCTTCTCGTCCTTCTTCTGTGTGCTGTAAGGGCATGGAGCTGGCGGGTGGAACTTCGGCGGGATGATTACAACGCCGCCTTTCTTATCCATGTCCTGCAGCAGTTTCTTTTGGTCAGCCATGGTGTCCTTGTCAAGCACGAAATCCATGTGGTCAGCAATCTTGTGCGTGTATGACTTGCCTGGCTCACTCACAGCACCGAGCATCTTCGCAACCTTCTGTGCTTCGGCATGGGTAACTCGAGAATTGTGGACGTGGAGTGTCTCTTCGCCCGCTTCCTGCTGCATCTGTATGGCGGCGATGTGCTGCCTGTGGACCACGACTCTGGTATCGGTGCCTTTGAGCTCGGCCTCGACCGCGCTCTTCATGCGCGCGATGTCCTCATCGGTCACGTTGCTCAGTTCGAGAAACAACAGCTTCATGGTCATCACTCCTTCGTAATCTTGAACTCCGCCCAGGTATGGTCGCTCTCAGCAACCCGAACGCGAACATCGACTACATTGCTCTGGTCGAACAGGACGCGCGCAATCTTTTCAGAGATGTTCTCCGCAGTCGGCTGTCTGATGTAATCATTGAGATTGCCATGGTCGTATTTCATGACCACCTTCTTGATTTCTGTGTAATCGATTATCATGCCGTTGGCATTCATTTGACCGCGCAGCCACACTTCCACGTGGTAATTGTGTCCGTGGTCGTTGCAGCAAGGGCTCTCGTAGGGCAGTGTCAGCCTGTGCGAACACGAAATCTCGCCCTTCCAATAAATTGTCCTGTCGGTAATGTTCATGGTCACACCTCATTGTCCTTCTTCATTTCGCTGTCCTTGCGCTCCCACGGGAATACGAGCCAAACATCGCGCGCAATGCTCTGGTCGTAGTAGTTGGGCACGAATTTCGTGTCGGTCTTGATGAACCATGCCAGGAAGCACATATTTGCCGTGCCATCCGTGGCGCCGTGTATCTTGCTCAGGGTGTCACCGGAATCGCTCACGTCGTCGCACATGAGAATGAAGTCGTCTTCCGCAACCCGCTCTCCGTATTCACGGAAGGGTATGCCAAGCTCGTGCGAGAGCCTGATTGCGATGGGCAAGCCGCCGCGAGGAATGCCTGACACTGCAGTGAAGTGGTTGTTGCTGTTTTTAAGGCGTGCGCTGATGCGCGAGACGAACGCCTCGAAATCTTCCCAGGTCAGTTCCTTTTTCATCATGTCATCGACTCCAATCCCAAGCGGACGTGCGGAGAAAGTAGGTGTGGGAGGTGAATAACGGCCCCGCACGCCCACCTGAGCTTAAACTCCAACGGGCTTATCCCATAATAGCAACTGCAGCCGAGGCGAGAACGTG